AGGTGAGTGTAGAAGATTATTTGATGATTGGGATAAACTACCTGAAGAAGTACAATTAATTACTGCTAATATGATGTTTAATATGGGTAGACCACGGCTATCTGGTTTCAAAAAAATGATACAAGCTATTAGAGATGGCGATTGGAATGAAGCTGGAAATCAAATGCAGGATTCAAGATGGTACAAGCAAGTAACAAACAGAGCAGACAGACTTATATCTCGAATGAAAGCAGTCGGCTTGAGTTAGTAAAACAAGAACAAAGAAAGAAACATATAGAAAACTTAAAAAAGTTTTTTAAACCTAGAGAAAGAAAGTTTATAAAACATGGCTAGAAAATTAACAGAAAGACAACAAAAGTTTATTGATGCTTTATTTTCAGAAGCAAATGGTAGTATAAAAGATGCTAAAGTTATCGCAGGTTATTCTCCAAATACAAACAATAATGAAATAATAAAACCTATCAAAGATGAAATTTTAGAAGCTACTCAAATGTTTATGGCAAGTAATGCTCCTCGTGCAGCTATGGCTATGGTAGGTGGTATTGTTGATCCTACAGAATTAGGAATACGTGATAAAATGTCTGCAGCAAAAGATTTGTTAGATAGAGCAGGTTTAGTAAAAACAGAAAAGATGCAAGTTGAAAGTACAGGTGGTGTAATGTTATTACCACCAAAAAATGATACAGAGGAAGATGAATAGAAGTTTAGGTAAATGGAAACTACCACAACCTACAGATATTAGAGAAGACGAAGAGTGGTTACAGATACCTAGAATAGCTAGAACGATACCTTTTGGTTATAAACTAAACGATAATGATAATCATTTACTAGACCCTGTAGATTATGAATTAGAAGCACTAGAAGTAGCAAGAAAATATATAAAACAATATTCATATAGAGAAGTAGCTAATTGGCTAACAACAAAAACAGGGAGAACTATATCACACGTAGGTTTAAGAAAAAGGTTAGCGAATGAGCAACAACGTAAGAACAAAGCTAGAACTCTCAGAAAATGGGCTGAGTACGCAACGGAAGCGATACAAAAAGCGAAAACCATCGAAGAAGAAAGAACAGGTGCTAAAACCTAAAGTTAAACCTACTTTAGTTGAAGTAGAGCAAGTACCTGAAGAAGAATTAAATGTAGCATTTAAACCTAATGAAGGTCCTCAAACAGAGTTTTTAGCTGCATCTGAAAGAGAAGTTTTATATGGGGGAAGTGCAGGTGGTGGTAAATCATTTGCTATGTTAGCAGACCCTCTAAGATATATGGGTCATCCACAGTTTAGTGGATTACTCTTACGACATACCACAGAAGAACTTAGAGAACTTATATTTAAATCTCAAGAGTTATATCCTAAAATATGGAAAGGTATAAAGTGGTATGAAAGAAAGATGCAATGGGTAGCACCATCAGGTGCAAGACTATGGATGTCATATCTTGATAGAGATGAAGACGTTATGCGTTATCAAGGTTTAGCATTTAGTTGGATAGGATTTGATGAATTAACACAATGGTCAAGTCCTTTTGCATGGAACTACATGAGATCACGTTTACGTTCTACTGCTCCTGATCTACCTATCTATATGAGAGCAACGACTAACCCAGGTGGTGTTGGTCATATGTGGGTCAAAAAGATGTTTATTGATCCTTCTCCATATGGTAAAGCATTTGATGCTACGGATATTGAAACAGGTGAAATACTAAAATATCCATCAGGTCATCCTAAAGCAGGAGACTCTTTATTTAAAAGAAGATTTATACCTGCTAGATTATCTGATAATCCATATCTTTCTGAAACAGGTGATTATGAAGCAATGCTCTTATCTTTACCTGAACAACAGAGAAGACAATTACTTGAAGGTGATTGGGATATAAAAGAGGGAGCAGCATTTACAGAGTTTAATAGAGATGTGCATGTAGTTGAACCTTTTAGTATTCCTAGTAATTGGGTTAAGTTTAGAGCGTGTGACTATGGATATGGAAGTTACTCAGGAGTTATTTGGTTTGCAGTGTCACCTGATGAACAACTTATAGTATATCGTGAACTGTATGTATCAAAAGTATTAGCAACAGATTTAGCTGATATGGTTTTAGATTTAGAGTCTGAAGATGGTAATATAAAATATGGTGTGCTTGACTCAAGTTTATGGCATAGAAGAGGTGATACAGGTCCTTCACTAGCAGAGCAGATGATTAGCAGAGGATGCAGATGGAGACCTTCAGATAGAAGTAAAGGTTCAAGAATAGCAGGTAAAAACGAAATACATAGAAGATTACAAATAGATGAGTTTACTGAAGAACCAAGATTAATATTTTTTAATACATGCACAAATATAGTGTCACAATTACCGTCTATACCTTTAGATAAAAAGAATCCTGAAGATGTAGATACAAAGGCAGAAGATCACTTATACGATGCTTTACGTTATGGAGTTATGACTAGACCTCGATTTAGTATATTTGATTATGATGCCAGAGGTGTACCATCAAGTAGTATGCCGATAGCAGATTCAACATTTGGATATTAAGGAAACAATATGGCAGAAGATGATGAAATGATGATTGAAGAAGATGCAATATCTTTAGAAGATGTTGATGATTCTGAAACTCAAGATTTAAATGTAGGTAACTTAGTTGGTTTTGTTCAAAGTCAATATAAAAAAGCAGATGACTATAGAGAACAAGATGAAGATAGATGGATAAAAGCATACAGAAACTATAGAGGTATTTATGGTCCTGATGTACAATTTACTGAAGCAGAAAAGTCTAGAGTATTTATAAAGATAACTAAAACAAAAACATTGGCTGCATATGGTCAAATAGTTGATGTTTTATTTGGTGGTAATAAGTTTCCAATAAGTATAGAGCCTACAGAGTTACCTGAAGGTGTAGCTAAAGATGTTCACTTTGATCCAAAAGAACCTGAACAACTTAGAGATAATCAAGAAAAAGAATCTCCATATGGTTACGCAGGAGATGGTAAAGATTTACCTGCAGGTGCAACACAAAAAAGTTTATTAGAACAGTTAGGACCTCTAGAGGATAAATTAAAAGATATAGAAAATTTAAAAGAAGGTGCAGGTAAAACTCCTTCTGCTATTACTTTTAGTCCTGCTATGATTGCTGCTAAATCTATGGAAAAGAAAATTATAGATCAATTAGAAGAGTCTAATGCATCTAAACATTTACGTAGTACAGCTTTTGAAATGGTTCTTTTTGGCACAGGTGTTATGAAAGGACCTTTTGCAATAGATAAAGAATATCCTAATTGGTCTGATAGTGGTGAATATAGTCCTGTATTTAAAACTGTACCACAAATAAATAACGTATCTGTTTGGAATTTCTATCCTGATCCTGATGCAAGAAATATGGAAGAAGCTACATACGCAGTTGAAAGACATAAAATGTCTAGAACAGATTTACGTAACTTAAAAAGAAGACCTTACTTTAGAGCAAATGTAATAGAAGAAGCTATTGAAGGTGGTGAAAACTACGTAAAGAAACATTGGGAAGATGACCTATCAGACTATGCACCTGAATATATGATAGATAGATTTGAAGTATTAGAATATTGGGGTGTTGTTGATACAAGTATGTTAGCAGAAGAAGGTGTTGAAATACCTAAAGAAATGCAAGACATAGAAGAGATACAATGTAATATATGGATATGTAATGGTAAACTACTACGTGTTGTAATTAATCCATTTAAACCTGCTACAATACCTTACATGGCAACACCTTATGAATTAAATCCATACTCATTTTTTGGTGTAGGTTTAGCTGAAAACATGGATGATACTCAAACATTAATGAATGGTTTTATGAGAATGGCAGTAGATAATGCAGTCTTATCAGGAAATTTATTAATAGAGGTTGATGAAACTAATTTAGTGCCAGGACAAGACCTATCTGTTTATCCTGGTAAAATTTTTAGAAGACAAGGTGGAGCGCCAGGACAAGCTATTTTTGGCACAAAGTTTCCAAATGTATCTAATGAAAACTTACAGTTGTTTGATAAAGCTAGACAACTAACAGATGAAGCAACAGGATTACCATCTTTTGCACATGGACAAACAGGTGTTATGGGTGTAGGTAGAACTGCATCAGGAATATCTATGTTAATGAACGCAGCAAGTGGTAGTATAAAAACTGTAATTAAAAATGTAGATGATTATCTTTTAAATCCTTTAGGTAAAGGTATGTTTAGATTTAATATGCAGTTTGATTTTGATCCTGATATAAAAGGTGATTTAGAAGTTAAAGCTAGGGGTACAGAAAGTCTCATGGCTAATGAAGTTAGATCACAAAGATTAATGCAGTTCTTACAAGTATCATCTAATCCTGCACTAGCACCATTCGCTAAGTTTGATTACATTATACGTGAAATAGCTAAGTCGCTAGATTTAGATGTAGACAAAGTAACAAACAGTCTTCAAGAGGCTGCTCTACAAGCAGAGCTTATGAAAGATTTTCAACAGGCACAACCACAACAACCACAACCTCCTGCAGGTGCTGACCCAAGCGATCCGACAGGAACAGGTGGTGGAACAATAGGAACGGGTGTAGCACCTACACCTGAAGAGCAAGGATTTGCAGGAAGACCTCAAGGTGGACAAGAAAATATTGAGCAAACTGAAACCCCTAGTGAGCAATCACAACCAATGGGAAACCTTCAGTAATTACATAGACGCTCTCATAGAGCAACAACATAAAGCTATAGAGCATACCGATAATACAACTTTGATGTATAGATGTCAGGGTTCTATAGCCACTTTACGCAGACTAAAACTATTAAGGGATGAAGTACTAAAGAATGTCAGTTGAAACTAGAAGAGCCGAAAGAGCACCTAAAACAGAAACAGAAAAACTGTTACAAAAAGAAAAAACTAAAGCAGGACTTCAAGCTATGGCTATAGGTCCTGTAACAGGAGTTTTAGGTTTACCTTCTGATATATTAGACTTAGCAGATATGGTCAATGATGCTGTAGCTAAGTATGGTGAAGATACAGTTCTAGGACAATACTCTAAACTAATAAAACCATCTCTAGATAAAGTGCAAGAGAAGTATGGTAGAGAAGCATTTGATAGAGGTTTTACAGAACTTACAGGTATAAAGTCAGACGCATCTAATCCACCACAAATGTTAGGTGAGTTAATATCTTTAGGCACTTTAGCAAAGACAGGTGTGAAAGTAGCAAAGACAGTCGGAGAAACTTTTTCTGACACATATAAAGGTGCTAAGAAACTATTTGAAGATTCTACTATGCCACCGACTTCAGGTCCTAAGTTGGCAACAGTAGACGATGCACCACTACCTGAGATAAAAGAAACAGAAACTTTATTACAAAAACCTGAAAAGGTAGATAAAGAATTTAAAACACTTACCACAGAGGACTATGGTAATTTACCTATTATTAATCCAAGCATTATAGGATTACAAACAGATATAGGTAGGCAACAAGCAAAAAAATTTGAAAATTTAGAAAAAGCCACTAGCAAAACACCTGAAGAATTATTTGCAGAAACAGGGGTATATAGAGGTGCTGATAGAAAATTAAGATATGAATTGGATGATAGAGGAGCTAAATTAACTAATACTATTAAAAAAGCATTTAAAAATTTTGAATCTGATATTAAGGAACAAGACATAAAATCTTTTAATAAACAGTTTAAATTATATCAAGTATTTGATTTTCCTGAATTATATAAACAGTATGACTTAGGTATAAAACAAAATGGTATAATGTACGGACCTATTAAAGATATTCCTATAACATTTAGAAAAGTATTATTTAATTTTGATGATTTAGGTGGATATGAT